GCCTTTGTCCACGACGAATTACAATATGAGTGTGAGCCTCGTGATGCTGAAGCACTCGCTAAACACCTAGAACTTTCAGCCTTGAAAGCCGGTCAGTACTATAATCTCCGCCTTCCTATCGAAGCGGAAGCTAAGATTGGCGCAACCTGGGCTGATGTCCACTAATGAAATTTTCTAAAACACTAACGGGCGACGCTTTTAAGTCCCGTGCTAAATTCAAACGTACACACCAGGGCAACGGTACCCGCTCGCTTCCCAAGAAAGGAAAGAAGAAATACCGTGGGCAGGGCAAATGAGCCTGCTGATTGATGCTGATTATATTGTCTATAAATGTTGCGCTGCCGCTGAGATTGACCTTGACTTCGGGAACGATGTCATTGTAGTTCAATCGAAGTTCTCCGACGCTATGCGTATGGTAGAGCGTGACTTGTACAATATAGCCAACGACATTGGAACTTTTGACGACTCTATTCTTTTCTTTAGTGATTCCTCTAACTTTAGAAAGTGTATTGATCCGGAGTACAAGGGACACAGAAATCGAAAGAAACCCTGTGGCTACCGACGGGTCATTGAAAAACTTAAGGAAGACTACCAGGTTGAGATCATGCCGTCGCTCGAAGCGGACGACGCGCTGGGCATCTGGGCGACAAAAGAACCAGGACACATTATCTGCAGCCCTGACAAGGACATGAGGCAGATACCCGGCGACCTTTACAACTTCACCGATGCTGTTACTACTATTACCGAAGAAGAAGGAGACCGCTGGCATCTCGTTCAGACGCTGGCTGGTGACCAAACTGATGGGTATAGCGGAGTGGCTGGATACGGAGTCAAGCGAGCCGAAGCCCACTTTGCAAAAGAAGGGTATACTTGGGAGGCTGTTCTCAAAGCCTTCAAAGAAAAGGACCAGACCGAAGACGATGCAATCCGAAATGCTCGACTTGCTCGAATTCTTAGGAACACAGATTATGACTTCGAACGACAGATCCCCAGACTTTGGTCTCCCACCTCCTCCAGTGACTACACTGACGATGGAGCAAGAGTTCACCATGCGACGGCTGCAGGATCTGCTGCCTGAAGCCGATAAGAAGGACATCATTACTGTCCTTATCTCCCTGCAACATCAGAACTACTGCCTAGCTAACACACTGAAGAATCTTTTGAAACATTGGAATTCACCACCCGCGAACTCCGTCTTCTCAGAGGATACATTGAAATGAGGAAACTATACCCAGATGTCTGGGAACCTTGGATGAATAACTTACTATGGAAACTACGCAAGACACCACATCCCGCATGGGACCAGGCTATTACAAGAGAGGATCCATCGAGGTATGGGATTTCATCAGAGATCAAGGACTGAGCTATCACCTGGGTAATGCCGTGAAATACATTAGCCGAGCCGGTTACAAAGATGACCGGGAAGCAGACCTTAAAAAAGCAATCCACTACCTGACTAATGAGCTTGAACACACTGAGTCCACAACAACAAGCCAAGGCTTTTCGTACCGCTTTCCGGGTGAAGAACAGTACAACGCCGGCTTCACGGGCTAAACAACGGAAACTGATTGTAGAGGAGTTCAAAGAATTCCTTGAAGCTGAGCAACAGCTGATCATCGGGTTCAAACAGAACTCCGTTGACACCCTGAAGGAGCTGGCAGACCTCGTATACGTCTGCTACCAATACGCTGAGAACCTGGGATGGGACCTTGATGAGGCTCTCCTCAGGGTCCACCAGTCAAACATGACTAAACTAGACGACCAAGGGCAGCCCATTTTCCGTGAGGATGGGAAGGTCCTCAAGTCTACCAACTACACACCTCCCACTCTTACTGATCTGGTATAATGTCCACCGACAAGTTTATTGCCCGTACTGGGCGTGTCCAATCTTGGATCGATGACCCTTCTGACCGTTTACCCGTGTCATGCACGGTGTTCTCGGTCGAAGACTCTATCGAAGGAAAAGATGGAATCGAACAATCATGGCGATTCGTCAGCCATGCACTTAGAATGGGCGCAGGAGTTGCGGTCCATATATCTAAGCTCCGACCCAGAGGAACTGAAAACGGAAAAGGTCTCGTTGCTTCTGGACCGGTTAGCTTTGGAAAGATCTACTCGACGTTAAATGAAATTCTCCGCAGAGGCGGTCGGTACAAAAACGGCGCTGTGGTGTTGCATTACGACCTCAACGGCGCTGATATTATGGAGTTCATCGATACTCCTCGTTCAGAACTGCCATGGGCTAAAAGGTGCGTCAACATTACTCCCGAGTGGTGGGTTGCGTGTCCAACTCCTGTTCGACTCGCTCTGCTCCAAGGCATCCGCCAGGGCGACATCTGGCTGAACAAAGTCAAGCACGGTCCCGACGGTAAGCGTATCTACGGTAACGTGTGTCTTGAGGTCTATCTCCCAAGCCGCGGCACCTGCCTGCTGCAACACGTGAACCTGGGTCAGTGCGAGCTTGACGAGCTTGGTCAAGCCTTTGTCCAAGGTATGTCGCAGCTCTGTGACCTACACGGCAAGACTAACGTCGATGCCACCGGTGAGTACCTCAGCCCTTCCGTTGACCGCCAAGTTGGTCTCGGTATGCTGGGTCTCGCCAACTTCCTCCGCCGACACGGCGTCACCTACGAAGAATTCGGAGAAGCCCTTACAAATGATGAGTGTGAACGAAACGCAGCAACCGTCATACGAGACGAGCTGCGATCTGCAATCAATCAAGCCGCTCAGGTGGCTCGGTTCAATGGCATGGTGCGGGCTTTTGCTATCGCTCCCACTGCTAGCTGCTCTTATCGGCACACAGATAAGGATGGGTTCACAACCACTCCTGAGATCGCTCCTCCAATTGCCCGAACTGTCGATCGGGACTCCGGCACCTTCGGTGTCACCACCTACGAATACGGCGATGTAGAAATCGCCTCTGAAGTCGGCTGGGACGCCTATTTTAAGGTTGCCAACGGCATCGTTAAGATGCTAGCCGACACGGGACTTCTTCACGGCTACTCGTTCAACAGCTGGTCCGATGTGATCACTTATGACGAAGCGTTTATCGAAGAGTGGTTAAAATCTCCTCAAACCTCCCTTTACTACTCGCTTCAAGTCATGGGCGACACGCAAGACAAAACCAACGCATATGCTGCGCTAGGTGATGTTGAGGCGTCTGAATACCTTGACTCGTTGCTAAACGATCTTGAACCTCAGTGTGACTGCGCAGAATGACACCTTATGACAAACTACTAGCCAGGAAGCGTACCTGGACACCCGTACAAACCACCGCTGGCAAACTCGTAGAGGGTGCCGAAGAATGCATCTATCGTGCGCTTGCTATGCGCCATATGGAGCTGCCTGTCGGTGACTTTATTGAATATGCCATCCAATCTAATGAAATTCCGCAAGCAAGTGTGGACCTCCTTCGATCCAACGTCAAAGACGAGGAGAATCACGACCTCGCGTTGGGTTATATCGCCAACGCTCTCGGGACTGATGAAAAAGCTGAACGCGAAGCCAAGAAAATCCGGGAAGCATGGATTAAACATCCAGATCACACGATCACGAAGGCGATGGTTGCCGAGCGTGCGATTTTCTTCGTGCTTCTCCCCATTTTCCGTTTCAACGGTGATGCTGGACTCCGCACCGTGAGTGCTGACATCAGCCGCGATGAACAGGTCCATGTTGCTGCTAATACGATCGTATCGCAGGAAATGGGCTTGGAATGGAGTCCTTCACTGGATAAGTTGCGTAAAGCGACTATTCAATGGGTTCTGGAACCTCTTAAGATCGGAGCGACCTCTAAATTTTTGGACAAAAAATTTTGGCTGGATTCCAGCGACTCTTTAATGTACCAAGGAAAAGCGCCCGAACTTTCTGCGACCAGAAGCGCCAGAATGCCGGCGTTTTTCGAGCATAATAACGTAAACCTCCCGCAGTATGCCTGACGTTACTACTCTCTCGTTACTGGAGACTGTAGGGATGGAGACGAAATCGTTTCTCAATACTTTAGACGAAACGTTCCCACCCTTTACACCGTCTCCTGATGACTCGCTTGAGCTCATCATGTACCGCGCTGGACAACGCAGCGTGGTCGAATACATACAACAACAAACTGAGACTTAATCCTATGTGTGGATCAGCTCCCGCGCCGGCTCCGCCGCCGCCTCCTCCGCCGTTACCTCCGGCACCTCCACCGCCTCCTCCGCCGCCGCCGCCTCCGCCGCCGCCGCAACCTGCTACCCTGTTGAAGCCTGCTACCTACACGCCTACCGTGCGTGAGTCTGGCAGCACCAAGCGTAAGACCGCGACCGCTGCTCGTCAGAACCTGTCTATTGGTCTGAACGCACCGGGTGGTACCACCGGAACAAGCGGAGGCTTGAACCTCTGATGTGTGTTCCTGACAGCCAGTCTGCTGCGAACACCGGTAACGCTCTCTTCCCTTTTCAAAAAGATCCGAAGAGTCATGAGCGGTTAATGGATAGCGTGCCCGAGGGAGCCTTCAAGGCACCCGAACAGCCCGCACCTCCATCGCCTCAGCCTGCAGCACCGGCTCGCCCAGCAGCACCACAGCTACAAACTCCTACAACAGTGCAACAACAGAAGACACGCGGGACCCGAGTGACCCGCAAGAAAACTAATCGACAGTCCATTAGCACAGGTCTCAGTGCCTCTGCACCTGGCGCAAGTTCAGGAGGACTGAACCTATGATGACAGCACGCCATAGATACGACTCACTGACCGGAACCCGGTCTACGTTTCTTGACCGTGCTGTTGATTGCTCCCGGCTGACCTTGCCATACCTCATCCATCAGGATGACGGGACGAACGTACACCGTCCGCTCCCTACTCCCTGGCAGTCAGCTGGAGCCAAGGCTGTAGTGACGCTGGCATCTAAACTGATGCTGGCGTTGCTCCCGCCTCAAACCAGTTTCTTCAAACTCCAAGTCCGAGATGAACTCTTGGGTACAGAGTTACCTCCTGAAATCAAATCCGAACTGGACCAATCCTTCTCTAAGATGGAGCGGATGGTGATGGATGTTATCAATGCAAGCAGTGATCGCGTCGTGATCCATCAAGCGTTGAAGCATTTGATTGTCAGCGGTAACGCCCTCCTCTTCATGGGCAAGGATGGTCTTAAGAACTTCCCTCTCAACCGTTACGTGGTTAACCGTGACGGCAACGGGAACGTGCTTGAGATCGTAACAAAGGAACTGATCGACAACACGGTGCTCGGACTTGAACCGGACGACACCGCTAACTTCCCTGACAACAAGTCACGGTTAGAAAATGACAACGGTGACAACTCGAAGGACGTTGAGGTTTACACCTACGTTCGCATGGATGAGAAGTCAGGACGCTGGGTCTGGCATCAGGAAGCTTACGACAAGATCATTCCTGGTACCCGTAGCACAGCTCCTAAAAACAACTCTCCTTGGCTATCCCTTCGATTCAACACAGTAGATGGTGAAGACTATGGACGTGGACGTGTAGAAGAATTCCTTGGTGACCTCCGGTCCCTTGAATCACTCTCGCAATCCATGGTTGAAGGTGCCTCCGTTAGCTCGAAGGTTATCTTCCTTGTGTCTCCCTCCTCTACCACTAAGCCGCAGACCCTGGCACAGGCAGGCAACGGTGCGATCGTACAAGGTCGTCCCGAGGATGTCGGTGTCGTACAGGTCGGCAAACAGGCAGACTTCGCTACAGCTCAGCAGCAGATGCAGGTACTAGAGCAGCGTATCTATGATGCGTTCCTTGTCTTGCAGATCCGCCAGTCCGAACGGACTACAGCAGCAGAGGTACGCCTGACACAGATGGAACTAGAGCAGCAGCTGGGTGGCTTGTTCTCCCTGCTCACTGTGGAATTCCTTGTACCCTATCTGAACCGCACACTCATGGTTCTGGAACGCAGCAACCAGCTGCCGAAGGTGCCTAAGAAACTTATACGTCCTACCATTGTCGCAGGTGTCAACGCACTTGGGCGTGGTCAAGACTACGAAAGTTTGGTACAGTTCATCACCACAATCAGCCAAGCGATGGGACCTGAGGCTACTCAACAGTACATCAATCCCAACGAAGCTATCAAACGCCTCGCCACTGCACAAGGCATCGACACCTATAACCTTGTTAAGACTGAGGAACAGATGGCTCAAGAAGCACAGCAAGCACAGCAAGCAGCAATGCAACAGTCCCTGGTGGACCAAGCTGGTCAGCTAGCAAGCGCTCCTATGGTTGATCCATCCAAGAACGAATACTTCCAAAACAATGACAACAATGAAGGGACTACCGGGCAGCCCGGAGAACCCGGTTAAGCTGAACGGCGAGCTTCGTAAGGACGCAGCACCTGCTCCTCAGAAGCGAGCTACCCGCAAGAAACCTACTGCAGTGGAGCCCAAGCGTACCTCCAAACCTGCACAGGAGATCAAGAACGAGAAAGTTGAACTGACCGTTGAGACTCCTGAACCTAACAAATACGCTCCCAAACCTAAGGTCGGTACTCCTACCCTTGGTCGTTCACCCAACTATGTAACAACAGTTGGCTTAGGAAATCTGAAAGTAACCACCGTAAATGGCAGAACTAACGTACAACCCTGAAGCACCAGACGCTCCCGAATTTAACGAAGCGGAGCTGGAAGCCCTCGCCATTGGTGAGAAGCAGGCTCAGGAAGAATCAAAAATGCTGGCTGGCAAGTATGAGTCAGCCGAAGAGCTGGAGAAAGCCTATATGGAACTCCAGCAGAAGCTCGGTGAGCGTGAAGCCGAAGCCGACACTCCCGTAGAGGAGGAGACTGTTGATGAGCGTCCTGAGTTGGCGGTCATCGCAGAGGCTTCAGCGGAATACTATGCCAATGATGGCAAGCTCTCCGACGAAACCATTGAGAAGCTGGCTCAGACTGATTCGAAAGAACTGATCCAGATGTATCTCGATAACCTGCAGGGAGCTAATCCCTTGCAGCCGCAGGTTGAAGACCTGACGGAACAGGACGTCACCACCATCAAGAACACGGTTGGTGGCGACCAAGAATATGCTCAGCTCATGAAGTGGGCTGGCGAGTCCCTGCCCGAAAAGATCGTCACAGGGTTTGATAGCATGGTTGCATCCGGTAACACGGAAGCAATCCAGCTCGCAGTGCTGGGTCTACAAGCACAGTATGAAGCAGCCAACGGTAAAGAGGGTCGCATGTTGACTGGCAAAGCTGCCACGCAGCAAGTCGATGTCTTCCGCTCTCAAGCCGAGGTGATTCAAGCTATGTCTGACCCTCGCTATGATAAGGATCCTGCCTACCGACAGGATGTGTTTGAAAAACTTGACCGTTCACCTTTACAATACTAATGTCTGTAACCACCAACGAGTTTGGTCAACAAAACATTTTCGCAAAAGAACCACCTATCGTCATGTCTGATCACCCTTACGGCGTCCCTCACAACGAGCGGGCAGAGAAACTCAATGGGCGTGTTGCGATGCTTGGCATCATGGCTGCCTTCATTGCCTACGCGACCTCTGGTCAAATCATTCCCGGTATTTGGTAATGGCTCATACTAAATCCACCAAAAGTAAACCCTGTAACAACTCCTCCAAAAAGAAATGATCAAATCCACTATTGCTGCCGCCACCGTGCTGGCATTTGCTGCTCCCACTTTCGCCGCTCCCTACGTGGAAGTGGAATCCAACTCCAAGTTCTCTGGCTCTGACTACACCGGTGGTCTGCTGGAAAGCCATGTCGGCTACGAAGGCGGCAACGACAAAGCTTCCTGGTTCGTCCAGTCTGGTCCCGCCCTGGTGCTGACCGATGGTGCTGACTCTGAAGTGGAACTGTCCGGCAAAGTCGGCGGCTCCGTTGAAGTGGCTAACAACACCGCCCTGTACGGTGAAGCTTCCTTCATCACTGGTGCTTCCAACGGCTACGGTCTGAAGACTGGCGTGAAGTACAGCTTCTGAAGCTAGATTGAAATGGGCTGGACTGGACAAGCGCCTTGCCAGCCCTAAATAAAGTGCGCTCATACTTACCGATGATTATAATGCACTACTTCAATTTCAATGACCGCTTCAATCGCTCTTAAAAAACCGAATACTATTTGGAACGAATTCTGTGACTGGGTTACCTCCACTCAGAATCGTTTGTATGTTGGCTGGTTCGGAACTCTGATGATTCCGACGCTCCTTGCCGCCACTATTTGTTTCATCCTGGCGATCATCGCCGCTCCTCCTGTTGACATCGATGGAATCCGTGAACCCGTCGCAGGCTCCCTGCTGTACGGTAACAACATCATATCAGCCGCCGTCGTTCCGAGCAGCAATGCCATCGGACTACACTTCTACCCAATTTGGGAAGCTGCTTCACTTGATGAATGGCTGTACAACGGCGGTCCATTCCAACTCGTCGCTTTCCACTTC